GTGGATGTAACTATAATTTGAAAATTGCCAACTGATGTAACAGTGGTATGGTTGTAAAAATTAGGGTCTGGAACTTTTACACCATCGTTTACTGCTCTGAAATCTAAAAAATTGTCTTCAATATCTATCATTGTACCTGTATAAAGATTATTTACAATATTTAAAACTACACCTAATTTTTTAACCTTTACAGGAGGACTCAACCATGTAGGAGTTTTTAAAGTAATACTTGCTATATCTATTGAGCTATTTGTTCCAACAGGAACGGATCTAGAACTAAAATTTACATCCTCTAGTTCCACTACAGATAAACTTGTCCAGTCAATATAATTATCATTAGTTTGAATTTCTAAGCTTGGATTAAACAAAACTAAAATTTGTTCCAGTATTTGCAACTTTTGTTCTGTGTTTGAAGACCATATATCTACTTTAACAGTAAGATCAAATGGAGTTGGCATTAATCTTTCTATGGTCACCTTCTTTCCTGGAGTACTAGTATAATATTGTTGGTTACTACTATCGCTAGCGATTTCACGTTCACGAACTGTAATTTTATTGACAAAATTTGGTTCTTGTATTCTAGAACGATTTAATTCATATTCAGTAATATAGACAGCGATTCTAGGAACACTTGGGATAGTATTTTCACTATTTTGGTTTGTAATATGAGCAACTTGTCGTTCGACATCTCCATACATAACCGGAACTCTAACTAATGACCCGTCACCATACCTGACCATAAAATTACTCAGCATTCTAATTATCTGTGTTACATATCTCCTAATTTGTCCATCATAAAAAAACTGCATTATAAATCCGCCCTGGGTCTAAATACTTTGCTAATTGCTTGACGTTCATCTGTCATTTCCCCGTCTATTTCAGTAACAGTTGAATTATTAATAAAGCTGGTTTTTAAAGTACTTCTTGTATCAGTATTAGTTAAAGTGTGACGTATGTTATCTTCGCGTTTTACCCATCTTTTACCAGAATATCTAAATAAACGATTAGGTTTATAATCTGTTCTTAAAAAATAATCTCCTTCAATGGCAGACCTAGGAAAGTCTGTACCAAATCCAAAATCAACTCCGTTTTCAGGTACTCCATCCCCTACAAGGTATCCTGGATACCCTTGTCTAAGTGGTCTCTCCATAATTCTACTTACATCTAATCTCGTTGAACTTGCATCAGGAGGAGAAGTTGTGTCGTCGACTGTAATAAGTGCCGGATAACCATCTTTATCTAAAGTTAAAGTATAAAATTGTCTTGTTTCATAACCACTCTTAGGAGTGTTGGCTTCTGCCTCTGCTATTATGGCATCATTAATTTCTAATGCTTTATTTTGTGTGCTAACAGTTTCTTGTACGGTTGCATCAAGGTATAAAGAATAATAGCTAGTCTCAGGTGGTTCATGACCTGTAACTGTAGCAATTACATTATATAATTTACCTTCATATCTTATAATTTGCCCTGGTTTATATGTAGTTGACAAATTAAAATCGCCCACAAAATTTGCATCTTTATCCGTAGGAGTCTTTAAAATGTCTGAGTATTGTTGACTGTCAATAATCTTTTTAAGTTTTAGTCTATACAAGTGTGGATACCAAGTACGGGAAAACCCTTCACTTGCTCTACCCACATCTTCAACTACATAAAATCTTGGCAGTCCTACATTAAAAGTATTCAATGCAAATTCGTCTTTTAGATTTGGCAATTCAATAACATCTCCGCTTAAAGGTTTACGTCCAATCAGTTTTATTGTGTCATTAATGTGAACAGTTAATGTTAGTGTATCATTATCTAACCATAAGCCAAATTGACTTAAATTAAAGTCAATATCTGTAACATTATAAATTCCTCGTAGAATATATATGCTTGTATCATATTTCCTATCTCGATTTTCTAGTAACAATAAATCTTGTATATTAGTTTCATTTTGAGATGCATAATGAGGACGTTCTGGGGTAGCTTGGTCTTCAGATGTGTTAAGAGGACCTATATATTTGTGAAAATATAAATCTGCTCCTCCTACTTGAAACATTTCGCTGATATTTCTATCTAGAAATTTATAATCATTTCCCTTTTCTGGTCGGTAAAGTGATAAACGTGGCATAGTAATATATTTATGGTAAATATAAAAGGAGATTAAAATGAATGATAATCCACAGGAAGAACGTCAAAAAGTCTATGATTATTGCCGCACAATGCTAGGTGACGGAATGATAGACGTAGAATTAGATCCTATTCATTATGAAACTGCTCTAAATCGTTCCTTAAGTAAGTATAGACAACGCAGTAGTCACAGCGTGGAAGAAAGCTACTGTTTTTTAACTCTTCAAAAAGACACTAATGATTACAAATTAAGTGACGAAATTATAAATGTTCAAAGCATTTTTAGAAGAACTTTAGGAAGCAGGTCGGGGGGAGGAACCGGTACAAATTTTGAACCTTTTAATTTAGCATATACTAATACCTATCTACTTAATAGCACAATGCTAGGTGGTATTTCTACTTATTATATGTTTGCTAGCTATCAAGAAACTATAGGCAAAATTTTTGGTTCATTTATAGAATTTCAATGGATTAACCACAGTCGAACTTTAAGAATTTTACAACGTTCTTTTACTGAAGGAGAACTTATATTGTTGAGAGTACAAAATTTTAAACCAGATTTTGTTATTCTTAATGACCTTTATTCTCGTCAATGGATTTTAGATTACACTTTAGCTAATTGTAAAATTATTTTAGGTGAAGCTCGTAGTAAGTTTGCTAATATTGCTGGACCACAAGGTGGAAGCCAACTTAATGGGAATGATCTTAAAACTCAAGGTACTACTGAAATTGAAAAGTTAGAAAAGGAATTGTTTGATTTAATTGCAGGTGGAACTGGATATACTTTTGTAATAGGTTAGTTATGAAAATTTTTGAAATATTAAGAGAAAAAGCTGAAAAAAAATTAGGAAAAAATATCAAACAATCTGGATCACACGCTAGACAATATCAAGGTATAGATCAATATTATGGTATGTATAGATTAGGAATTCAAATGGCCGGTGCGCCTGATAAATCTATTAGTAAGGAAGGACCTGCTAAAGATGTACCTACTGTATGGATGTATAGCCAAGGTGAAGAAGATATTGTTAACGCAGCACAGCGTAATCAAGGAATTAAAGGAAAAACGTTAATTGCTAAAGGACCAAGTGAAGAGCTCAAATCCGTGAATACAAAAAGTATAGTGGCTAAATCAAAAACTAACAAACATGGTGTCTAAATATTGACAGTGTAATATAATTCATATAAAATAATAGTATCGTTAGGAGATACTATGATTATAGGTTTTGTTGGATTTATTGGATCGGGTAAAGATACCGCAGCAGACTATCTTGTTAACTTTCATGAATTTAGACGTGATAGCTTTGCTAATACTTTAAAAGACGCAGTATCAGCAGTGTTTGGTTGGGACAGAACACTACTAGAAGGACGTACTGCTGAAAGTAGAGCTTGGCGTGATCAACTAGATTTTTGGTGGTCTAATCGTTTAGGTAAACAAATTACTCCGAGATGGATTCTACAATATTGGGGTACAGATGTTTTGCGAAATTATTTTCATGATGATATTTGGATTGCCAGTTTAGAAAACAAACTTAGAAAAACTAAAGATAATATTGTAATAAGCGATGTAAGATTTCCTAACGAAATAGAAGCGATACACAATGCTAAGGGTCTAGTAGTTAGAATAAAGAGAGGTATAGACCCTGATTGGTATAAGGACGCTTTTAATATAAACAAAGGACCAACAAATAAAAGTTGGGCTATTAGCAAACAGAGAATGTTAGAACTTAAAATTCATTCTAGCGAAACTAGTTGGGTAGGTGGTAATATTGACCATGTAATCACAAATGATAGTACTATAGACGATTTATTCCAACAGCTTAAAAATCTGGTAGAAGATCGCCTTGCTTCCACTGATGACCTTCAATGTGAAGAACCCGTTGGCAATTAGCACATACTGTTCTTAAGTTAACAAATCGTGTATTATTCAAATTACCATCAACGTGGAACACGTTAAATTGTTCCTTGTACTTACTTTTATATCCGCATTTGTCGCAGGATAATTTCATACGGTATCCATCTTGGTACCATTTAGGGTATCCTTTTGCTACTCCTCCATACCTCATACAAATTTCACATTTTTTTCTAAAATATGGTTTACCATTTTTATAATAGTTTATAGCAGCAGGACGTAATTTACAAATACATAGAGGGCGTGTCATCTCTTATTTAGTTGCCCTTTTTGATACCTTTTCTAGGGTTCATAACTGTCTATTTTTGGATTTTTTCAATAAATAAAAGTAGAATAGAAACATAGGAGAATCTAAAATGGCAGGATTAGTTTCACCAGGCGTAGAAGTTAAAGTTATCGACGAGTCATTTTATACACCAGCTGAGCCTGGCACAGTTCCTTTAATTATTGTTACTTCGGCTGAAAATAAAACCAACGGCAGTGGTACTGGCATCGCCGCAGGAACCCTTAAAGCAAATGCTGGAGAAATTTATGTGCTTACAAGTCAAAGAGATCTAGCAGATACCTTTGGCGATCCTATTTTTAAGACAGACGTAAGTGGAAATCCAATCCATGCTGGTGAACAGAATGAGTATGGTTTACAAGCTGCCTACAGCTTTTTAGGTGTTAGTAATCGTGTTTTTGTAGTAAGAGCTGATATAGATCTAAATCAACTAAACGCATCTCCCAATGAACCAGCTAGCACCCCAATTGGCGGAACACATTGGCTTCATACAGCAATTACCCGTTGGGGAATTTTTGAATGGGATGCGCGTCCTGTAACAGTAGGCGGCCAAAAATTTACAAACAAAATACCATTAGTAATTACACAGGCAAGTAAGGTTGATGCATCCACAGGGGCTCCCAAAGCTGCTGTAGGAGCATTTGGAGATTATGCTATTGTTTCTATTGATACAGAAGAATCGACTCCAGCCCTCACTATTTCTCACGGTAATGAATATGAACATGCACTTTATTATAAAAAGCCGGGGCAGGGTTGGGTAGCAGTAGGTTCCGTAAATTGGAGTGATGGTGGGCCTAACCCACTTAAATTACAGATGAGCTCACATACCAATGTTCCGCAGTGGAAAATTGGAGATGTAGATCCCGGACCAACAGGCAGTGTTTGGATAAAAACAACCACACCTAATAATGGTGCTAACATTTATATACAAAGATTTAATGGTCAAACATTATTATGGGAGCGTCTCGCTTGTCCTGTCTATGACAATGGACACCAAGCAATATACAATATAGATCCAACAGGCGGCGGCAAAAATATTTTAACAGGTTCTCTGTTTGCTCAAACAAACCATACAGAAGCAACGCCTTCTTTAGTAAATTTTAAAATATGGAAACGTGGTGCTATCGATGCAACAACAATTATAAGTAATGTAATTAGCGCAAACACATTTAATAATAACCAATTATATACCTTTGATATGCGTGAAAGTTTATTAGATGGAAATTTAAGTAACGCACAACGGATACAGTTTACTGGTAGTAACGCGTCTACAGAAGACCAAGCTGTAGAGGATGCAGATAATTTATCAGCAGCTATCAATAACGCTGGATTTGTGAACATAGAAGCTGAAGTTGATACACAAAATAGACTAGTCATCAAGCACAAAAATGGTGGTGAAATAAGATTTGATAATGGCCAAGACGCAACAAGCCCACTGCCATTAATTTTTGGCGTATATAATTACGAACCAGGTGCTATCAATACAGGTAAAACACGTTTCTTACATGATGCTCCGGATGTACTCAATGAATATATAGCAAGTAATTGGGAACCTTTGGTTTATGCTGCTGGTGATAATGCTCCAGAACGTATTCCAGATGATGGACAATTATGGTATAGCAGTGTTATTGACGAAATAGACATAATGGTGCATGATGGTATTACATGGAAAGGCTATAAAGTTGTATATCCTGGAGTAAACGGTCCCATTGTGAGCGCTTCTGCTCCAGAAACACAAGCAGATCTAATTACTGCGCTTGTTGATGGCGATATTTGGGTAGACACAAGCGACTTAGAAATGTTTCCACAAATCTATGTTTGGGATGCTAATTTAACAAATTTACCTGTGTCTAAGCGTTGGGTAAAACGTGACAGTTCGGATCAAACAACAGAAAATGGTGTATTATTTGCAGACGCTCGTTGGACTGATGTAGGCAATGACGCTAATAACGAAGCAAGTAGTATTACTGATTTACTTATAAGCAATTTCTTAGATCCAGATGCTCCAGATCCTGCTTTATATCCAAAAGGTATGCTGTTATGGAATCTACGCCGTAGTGGGTTTAATGTAAAGCAATTTAAGAAAAATTATATCAATACAGTTGAAGATAATCCACGTGACGGAAACACACCAATGGCTAGTTATTATCCACACCGTTGGGTCACTGTAAGCAGTAATCAAGACGACGGGTCAGGTAGTTTCGGATATAAAGCACAGCGTAAGGTGGTTGTTAAAGCTCTTCAAGCAACAGTAAACAGTAACGAGGATCTTCGTGATGACGAACGTCGTATATTTAACTTAATGGCCTGCCCAGGTTATCCAGAATTAATTGGAGAATTAATTTCGTTAAATTATGATCGCGCATTAACTGCATTTATTGTAGGAGATCCTCCTGCAAGATTAACACCAGATGCAACAAGTTTATTGCGTTGGGCTAGTAACGAAAGAGGTGCTAACGAAGATAATGACATCGGAGCTGCCAGTTACGACGAATATATGGCATTATTTTATCCTTGGGGATTTACAAGCGACAATTTTGGAAACAATGTTGTTGTACCGCCAAGCCATATGATCTTAAGAACTCTGGCTCTTAATGACCAAGTTGCATATCCGTGGTTCGCTCCAGCAGGTGTACGTCGTGGAGGAATTACGAATGCTACAGCAGTTGGATATATTACAAACGAAGGCGAATTTAAGAGTGTAGCTCTTAATACAGGACAGCGTGATGTATTATACGAACAAAAAGTTAATCCAATTACTTTTTTAACAGGAACTGGTTTAGTTAACTATGGACAAAAAACAAGAGCTAGAGCTGCAAGTGCATTAGATCGTATCAATGTAGCTCGTTTAGTAGTTTATTTACGTCGACAGTTAAATGCAATGGCTAAGCCATACTTGTTTGAACCAAATGATAAGATAACAAGAGATCAGATTAAAGCAGCAGCAGAAGCTTTGTTATTAGAATTAGTTGGATTGAGAGCACTATATGACTTTATTGTTGTGTGTGACGAATCAAATAATACACCAAGTAGGATTGATCGTAACGAACTATGGCTAGATATTGCTATAGAGCCTGTGAAAGCAGTAGAATTTATCTATATTCCATTACGCATCAAGAATACTGGTGAAATAGCTAGTTTAGGAATTTAGGAGAATATATAAATGGCTATCGCTTCATTGAAAAATTTTACAGTGCCAATTAGTGCGAGTGCAACTGAGAATGCCGGTTTACTTATGCCTAAACTAAAATATAGATTTAGGGTACAATTTATAAAATTCGGAACAACTACTGACACAACAGAATTAACGAGACAAATTATAGATGTGTCTCGTCCCAATGTATCGTTTCAAAATGTACCTATTGAAGTATATAATAGTAAGGTGAACTATGCAGGAAAACATACTTGGCAAGTTATCACGATCAACTTACGAGACGAGGCTACAGGAGCAACAAGTAGATTAGTTGCTGAACAACTTCAAAAACAATTTGATTTTATGGAGCAGAGTTCGGCAAGAGCAGCGGCAGACTATAAGTTTCAAACAAATATTATTATTTTAGACGGTGGTAACGGACAGGATGTAAATGCTAATTTAGAAACCTGGGAATGTTACGGTTGCTATTTACAAACGGTAAATTATCAAAATCTTGCTTACAGTGACAGTAACCCGGTTACTATGACACTAACAATTCAGGTTGATAATTGTCTTCAGAAACCTGACGGTTCTGGCGTTGGTGGTAATTTCGTTGCAAGAGCTTTAGGAACTGCTGTAACTGGTCAAGCACAGTAATTTTAAAAACAAAAAAACACCCTAGGGTGTTTTTTTGTTTGAGGCCAAAAACTACGCATATAATTTTATTAATAAATATTGTTATGAGTAAAATTCTTCCCTACTTAACAAACAAGATAGCTAATCCTAAAGGACAACTTGCAGATTTTCAACACGCTGCAAGATTATTTGTTGATGACGACTTAAGATTAGCACCAAAACTAAAATTTCAATTTCACGTATATTTTAGTATTAATCCCAAGGCTTTAAAAAGTTTAAATTTTCATTATAGACATCAAGAAGAAGTTAATATGCTTGTGAAAAGCTGTGAACTTCCAAAATTTACCATAATAACAGATAATTTAAACCAATATAACAGAAGAAAAATAACTCAGGTTAAGATAGACTATACACCAATTAGTATAACCTTTCACGAAGATAATTTCCATATAATAAGGTCATTATGGAATAATTATTATAGCTATTACTATGCAGATAATGACGCATCAAAAATAACAAAAAATTATATAAGATCATCTATGTTAGGGTCTAGTTTTATTAAAAGTCCTTACGGATTTGACAATGGAAGCACTGTTCCTTTTTTTAATCACATAACGATTTATCTTATGGGAAAACAACAATATAATTCTGCGAAATTAATAAATCCTGTCATTACTGCTTTTACTAATGATACAGTAAATTACTCCTCTTCTGATCCAATACAAAATAGTATGACTATAGCCTATGAAGCAGTAACTTATGATTCAGGATCCGTTAAAAAAGGAGATCCGCCAGGATTTGCAAAGAGTCATTATGATCACACTCCTAGTCCTTTAAGTTTAGCCGGAGGAGGTACAAAAACCTTATTTGGAAGTTCTGGTGTATTAGCAGGTGTAAAGGATATTTTTGGAAAAATAGCCGATCCGAATTTTAAATTATCAAACCCTGCTAATTTTCTAGCTGTAGCAGCCACAACAATTAATACATACCAAAATTCAAAAAGCTTAACAAAAACAGGTGTTAAAAATGAACTTCAAAATGCTGTTTTAGGAGGATTAGCTATTGCAGGCAGAGAGTTAAGAAGTCCAAATGCTCCTTATAATAGACTATTTCCTGTCAATGATCCAGGCAACGCACAAGTTGTACAAGCCAAAGCTTATAACAGTGGCAGTTGAATATGACAGTATTAGGCATACAAAACTTTCCTAATAATGCACCTGAAGATAGTAGTAAACTTGTTAAAAGTTTTTTCGACCGTTATTTTCAACATCAAATAACATTTCCTACTAATCAAATAGATGTAGTAGTAGGGCATTTTCTAAAACGTGGATTTGACGAAAATGCTGCAAAAAGCACAGCTATTGTTCTTTTGACTCAAAGTAGAATAGAGAATGTTAATGTATTTCAGCTGATAGATACATTAAATGGACTATCTGATCAAGCACTGACACTTGTAATTGCTGAAATTCTTAATATTTATAGAGAAAAAACAAGTTATTTAGGGTTTAAAAGCGAAATTATTGCAGATAATTACGAAAGTAGAAATATTCGTCAATGAAACGTAATTACGCACAAGGCAAATATAATATAATGAATCCTAACAAGTATGTTGGTAATCGTCAACCTACATATAGATCAAGTTGGGAATGGAATTTTATGAAATTTTGTGATAATAATCCACATATTATAAAATGGGCAAGTGAATCTATAAAGATACCGTATAAAGATCCTTTTACAGGTAATCAAACAATTTATGTTCCAGATTTTTTTATACAATATATAGATAAAAATAGCAAAGTACATACTGAACTAATAGAAGTTAAACCAGCTAATCAAACTTTAAAAGAACAAGTAGGTAAAAGTAAAAATAATCAAATTCAATATGCTAAGAATCAATATAAATGGCGTGCTGCTTATGAATGGTGTGGAAAACAAGGTATTCAATTTCGAATCTTGACTGAAAACGATTTGTTCACCAATAGATAAGTATTTGTATGAAAAAATTAGAAGAAATACTAAATCTTCCCGAATCTAAAAAAATAATTAAAAAGGCAGAACGAGAAGAAATAAAACAAGCTAATCAACCTATGCTGAGAGATATCAGCGAATTTGATAAAATTAGTGCAGCACTACCCCAAGTAAAAGGACTTGGTGATATTAGTGATAGAGAGTTTGATTCTTTAGCACAACGGGCTACTGATGCATTTGATGATTTAATGGATTTAGGAATGAATGTAGAAGCTAGATATAGCGGACGTGTTTTTGAAGTTGCAAGTACTATGCTAAAAAATGCTATTGATGCTAAAGCTGCAAAGATAGATAAAAAACTTAAAATGATAGAATTACAAATTAAAAAAGAAAAATTAGATAAAGAAATATCTAATGAAAGCATAGACATTAGTGGAACTGGAGTTATTGTATCAGACAGAAATAGTCTAATTGAAAAACTTAAGAATATGAAATAAATATATTATTAGGATCACAGTATGAAATCTTTTAGAGAATATTTGATTGAAAATCAAGAAGAAAAAATCTACAGTTTTAAGCTTAAAGTCGCAGGAGAATTGCCTGATAACTTTGAAGATGTTATGACGGCCTGCTTAAAAAAATACGAATGCTGCAAATTTACAAAAGCAAAAACAGTTCCTATTCAAGAAAATCTTCCAGACTTTCCAGATCTTAAAAATTTAGAAATTAACGTATTTGACATTGATTGTAAATATCCTACAACAAGCACAGTTTTGTCAAGTTATATAGCAGAATATACAGGTGTACCAATTAGCTTTGTGAAAGTAAGAAGTCTTAAAGAAGAAGAAGTAGCAGAAATTAAACAAAATCCAGAAACATCTGAAGGCAAAGCTTTAATTACACAGTTTGACTTTCCTAAAGAAAACCATCAAAATATTGTAGGAGAAAAGCACATTTCTACTTTTCTTAAAAATCTTGCTAAAGAACGAAAGAAAAATGGACCGCAACAATATAAAGGTGTTAATGATCAATTACTAGCTGCAAAAGCCCATAAGGAAAAAGCAAACGAAATGGTTAAACCTGGACCAGCTAGAAGCACACTTAAGGGATTAACTGGTAGATTCCCCATTTAAGGATAAAAAATGAATTTCCAAGAATTATTAAATCGCATGAAAGAACTAGACGGGCCTGTACTGGAAGAACCTAACGAAGGCAATGCCTATGGTCAAGCAGTTCAAAATACTCCTCCAGGTAAAGAAATC